CAGAAATTAAAAAAGTTTCCGGGACGAGACATAATTACATTTTCATCAGATAGCATTACTAATCTATTTCTAAAGAAAATCATTTTATTGATTTGATTACCAACAAATGAAGCTCTTGGATTAGTACCACTTAAAGCATCTGTATCTCCTACTTGTGCATCTTCCCAAGTAACTTGTGAAACAGTAAAAGTTGTTGCGTTAGTACGAACTAACTGAATAGGCATGGTTGCTTTGTCATACCTAATTTGCACTCCGGGTTTAGCACATTCTTCCCATACACCATCACCATCTCTATCGTTATTACCAAAAAATTTTAAATAGTAATCATCATCTTCAGATTCACTATTAGCTACTTTTACTACAAAGCCATGCTTACATTGTCGAGGTAAGTCCTCTACTGTATATACTTCTCCTGATACAACATTCATTAATTGACTGTTGGGAGTTGTAGCATTAAAACTTCCTGATGGTCTGGTTATATATAATCCATTACCAATTTGTTGAACATTAGCACTTGTAAAATTACCAGTATCTATAATTGCTTGTCTTAATTTACCAAGTATAGATTCACCAGTAACAGTAGTTTTAGAGTCAAATGACGTAGGGGTAGGTCGTATTAGACCAAGGTTTGCTTGAACTTCAGAAGTACTTGTTTCATCGATAGTTACTTTGTAATAACCATCTTTCATATAGACATATAAATAGTCGCCTGTTTCCCAACCCTCACCTCCATATAGAAGATCATTTGTAGTTGAGTATCTAGTTCTATATTCAATATTAGACCCACTTCCAACAGGTGTAGATTGTCCATTAGTAGTAATTCTAAAGTAGAGATTTTTTCTCCCTGTTTGACCAGAAGTACCGCTGCTATTATAAATATTTACTTGATATGAAAAATCTGTTCCACCAAGAGTTGATGTAGCATTGTCATCTACTAAAGTTCCGCCACTAGAAATACTAAATATTCTGGTACCGACATTAGGTGATCTGTCATCTGAGTTCTCTCCAGCTCCACTACATCTTGTAGTGTTATTAACTCTAGCTGTGTGGCTAGACATCGCTCCACTACCAGTACAATAATTATTACTTGATCTAACTAATTCAACACTTATACGAGTCGCTGTAGATACAGGAGTTGTGGTTGTATTATCAAATAAATTTAATGAATATTGACTAGCATATTTAATTTGATCTAGTTCTAAATAAACTTCTGGAGGTCTTGTTGGCTCAACAGTAGAATCCATTGCTACTGTTTTTAATCTATTAGTTAAAAAGGTATAGTCGTTAACGGTAAGTGTTTGTATATCTTCATCATTACTATGTGTGAGATATGAAGTAAGAGCTGATGCTGTAGATGAATCATAAGTCACGGTCATTTCTGAACCATCACTACACTTCCACATATTGATATCACCAGTTCTACTTACTTGACCTATATACTGTTCATTTTCATCTCTGTAATAATGAAACCATCTACCCTGTGTAGTTGAGTTATTGGTTCCATCACTAAAAGATGCTATTAATTTTCCACCGGGACGTTTCATCAAACCATGTGTTATGTCAGGTAATACATTGTCTGCGACATTAAGTTGTCCCGGGACTTTTAATTCGTCTGCTTGTTGAGAGATACCTCCCGTTAATGTCGGTATAAGTTGTGTAACACTGCTCATTATCTAATTAAGGAATTGTATGGTTGATAAGGTCTATAAGCTGTTTCATGCGGCCAACCAAAGAATGAATGATCTCCTTGGTTACATTCATATTCAATAACAGCAGCACGATTTAAACCTTCTTGCCCTTGTAAAAGTTTTACTAATTCACTGTTAGCAACTAACTGTGTTGCTGCTCTAGTTGAAGCTTTAGCAATTATGTATCTTTGAAATACTGAAGGAATATCTGTAAAGCTATATAAGTAAACAACGTCTAAATAAAGATCTTTTGTAAATACATCAGTATGTTTTACCTTGTCATATAATCTTCCATTTCGTCTAACAACATCCATATTTCTATCTACCTCACCATCATGTATGTCATATCGTAAGTAGCTAGTTGGTATCGGTATATAACCAGTATTTGTTTCTGGAGAAACTTTTACATGTTCTTCAGTATTAAAATGCCAACCTTCATTTAAAACATCTTTAATAACTTCTTGAAAAATATTATAAATAAATGCTGTTTCTGGATTTGTAAAATTTAAAGTTGTTAGCGGAGATTGACCTATGGCACCCAAGATAGAATTGACTGCGGATAGTTCTGTATCGATTGCAATAGTTGAAGTAGCCATAAAAAAAAAGGGACCCGAAGGTCCCGTATAAAGTGTATAAATTTAGAACGCAGAAGGAGCAGATGCACCAACATATAATTCAACAGCAGCAGCTGGGTTTAAGTAGTCTGCACCCATAGCTAGTCTTCCTAAGATAACATCACCTTGGTAAACAACAGACACATCCCCTGAAGTAACTTGTACTTGAGGACCAATTGCTTCTACAACACCAGCAGCTTCCTTCTGGAAAATCAAACCACATGACTTAGCAGCTACTTCAGCAGCAGTACCATAGTCATTGTTAATTCCAGTAGTTGCACCTGATGCGTTTTCCAATGTAGGACCAACATGAGACCCTAAGTTTGATGGAGCAGTTTTACCTGTTGTTCCACCGAAAGCTGTACCATACTTGCCAAGGAAAGGAATGTTCATTGACTTGTACACTTTGATACCAGCTATTTCTACAACACCATTACCACTTTGTAATGCAGAACCTTGAACGTCTCTGTTTACAAGACCGTTAGAAGCTACATCTGTGATAAGTGCGTAGTACTGACGTGGGTTAAGAACCGCACATCTACCTGAGGAACTGACTCCTTTTTCATCAAGGGCAGCAGCAGCATCATAGAAAGCTGTTACTAAGTTGCCCGCGTTGAAAGCGTCAGAATCATTAGTTGTTGAACCAACTCTGATTTGTGTTCCACCGGGTTCTACAAAGTTAGACTTTGTAATTGGAGAAGCAGCTCTAGCTCCTCTAGTGACAGCTCTGAAGATGAGTCTGTCATACTTCTCAGCTAATGCGTATCCAATCTTCTTGGATATTTCTCCTCTAAGCTCGAAGTGTGCAAGAGTTTCGTCTAACTCGTAGACAAATGCACTAGAGATAAGGAGGTCGTCAACAGTAATTGTTTTTTCTGCGACTGGAGGTGCACCGTCACTATTACCTAAAATTGAATTTCCGGGAGTATGGTATTCCGCAGTTGTTCTACCTGTGTAGATGAACTGAAGACTCTTACCGTTCTTCAATGTTCTCTTCATCACCATGTCACGAGCGATTGTCTCGTGCTGGAATCCTTTGAACATTTCTCCACTAAACAATTTTAAATAAAGGGCACGTGCGTCACCTGTAGAGTTTGACTGACCTTGGCGTGTTAGCGAGGTAGTCAAATCTGAACTCTGATGAGCCATGATTTACTTAAATGTTAAGGGTATATTTGCTTGTCTCTTTACGTAAAAAGTTGTGAGTCTTAATTGGACTCATTGATATTTGTGGTCTATCCCACCGTCTAGACGGCTAATTGGTATCCGCGTACGGGCAAAAAGCCAAATTGAATAGGGAGGACTTGCACCTCCCTGATCGGCTTTAACCGATTACTCTTGTGTAAGCAACGCCACGATATACGAAAGTAACTTTCATTGTGTCATCTCCATATACCTAAGCCCCGTTCCATGCTTAGGAGTCATGCGTCCCCGAAGGGATGAACGGACGTGCGTCATTCATAATTAATATTTAATACATAACGACATTTAATATCTGTCGCCCAAACCCCTGCGTGTACTGCTGTTGTTGGAGCAATAACACATCTGTTTGCTTCTGACTTTACGAAAGGACCATCTTTAAATTGTGTTCCTCCGTTATTAGAGTTTAGATATAAGATAGAAGTCTTACCATGTTTTTGAAGATAATCACTCCAACTATTATCTATATGCCAAGCTCCTTGGTATCGTTCCTTTTGACCAAAAGTACAGTTTACTCGCATTAACCAAAGTTTCTTTATTCCTAATAACTCATAGATCTTTTTTATCTGAGGTTCCAAATGTAAGTAACAATCAGATACTTCACAAGAGTTTATATATCGTTGAAACATGATTGCCTGCATTTGTTGCTCTGCAAAGTTATTGTTATATACTTCAGTTGCAAATGCTGTATGACCTATCCCTACAAAATGAGGTGAACAAATTGCATGATTTGTAAACTCATTAAAAATTTCTAAGGGAAGAAAATTATCAATAATTTGTACTTTATTTTGGGTGGTTAAAACGGTCATTACTTTAATAGGAGGGGTCTCCCTCTGGTTCTTTATATTCTTGTTCCTGTTTGAAATCTTCTGGTTGTTTCTTTTCAGGTTCTGGTTCAAAGCTTACTGGGTATGCTTTCATCTTTGTGCTTTGATGGGGCATGTTATTCCAATGGCGTATAACGCCTGAGATAATAAAACAATTAGTTATGAGGTAACTAATAAAAATGAAAGTACGAGTGATAGCTATAACGTTGTCATAAGATTTAGTCTTATCATCGCTAAAACTACCAAGAGCGTACTTCCATATAGTCCAAATTTTTTTCGCCAAATTTAGAGAGCTGTATTTCTAAGCCACGTATTAATAGTGTACCTATTACCAATAGGTGCATCTACAAAATGTGGGTACATAAAATAAACAGGAAACACTATAGCTTCTCCAAGTTTTACAGTTGTAGAAAAATCTTGATATGGAAAATGAAACTCTCCTTTTTCGTAATCACTATTTAGACCGATAATGATAGATAAATTTCTAAAATCATTTGTTATACCATCTATATGTTCTTTAGTATTACCTGTTATCTTTCTAAGTTGAAAAGGAAAGACACCATTCGCACCGAATCTATCATATTCGTCTGCATATAAAGCTGCTACGTTTGCAACAACTTTATAGATAAGAGTATCTAAATCTGTACGACGTTGTAATTTAATTTCTTTACCAACAACATTTTGCACATCGCTGTGTGTTAAATCAACAGCGTCATGTAGGTTATCTTCTAAATAATTAATTAGTAAATTACAAGTTTCAGAATCTATAACATTTTTAAATTTTTCTATTCCTGTTTTCATGGATGGTGGTTATCCTATTTGTGGTGCAACAAGTGCAACGTTTGTTGACTCAATTGATGCTAAGTCAAGTGGAAAGTTGTGAGCATTACGCTCGTGCATTACTTCAAAACCAAGGTTCTGTCTGTTAACTATGTCAGCCCATGTTGGAATAACTTTTCCATTAGTATCAACTATTGATTGGTTAAAGTTAAATCCATTAAGGTTAAATGCCATAGTGCAGATGCCCATAGATGTCAGCCATATGCCAACAACCGGCCAAGTACCAAGAAAGAAATGAAGAGAACGAGAATTATTAAATGATGCATACTGGAAAATTAGTCTACCGAAATAGCCATGAGCTGCAACGATGTTGTATGTCTCATCTTCCTGACCAAATTTATAACCATAGTTTTGCGATACTTCCTCTGTTGTTTCTTTAAGAATTGAAGATGTAACCAAACTTCCGTGCATAGCAGCGAATAAAGATCCACCGAATACCCCAGCAACACCGAGCATGTGGAACGGATGCATAAGGATATTGTGTTCTGCTTGGAATACGAACATGAAGTTAAAAGTACCAGAAATACCAAGTGGCATACCATCACTAAAACTCCCCTGTCCGAAAGGGTACACGAGAAAAACCGCTAGTGCTGCTGACAATGGAGCTGTATAAGCTATAAAAATCCAAGGTCGCATGCCAAGGCGGTAAGATAGTTCCCACTGTCTTCCAGCATATGCAGCTACTCCAATTAAAAAATGGAATATAATTAACTGATAAGGTCCGCCGTTATATAACCATTCGTCCAAGGTTCCGGCTTCCCAAATGGGATAAAAATGTAGTCCGATTGCGTTAGAGGAGGGGACGACAGCTCCTGATATTATGTTGTTTCCGTACAACAAAGAACCTGATACTGGTTCACGTATGCCATCGATGTCCACTGGAGGAGCAGCGATAAAGGCGAGAATAAAACATGTGGTTGCAGCCAGTAAGCAAGGTATCATTAGTACTCCAAACCAACCTACATATAAGCGGTTGTCTGTACTTGTTACCCAGTTACAAAACTTTTCCCAATTGGTTGTAGTGTCTCTTTGTAAGGAGATTGCAGCCATTAGATTAATTAAGATGTATGTTTGAGCATTCCTCTTCTACTTTGGAGAGGAAAAATTGGATGAGGTCCATCTTAGCTTTGTAAGGTAGATCCTCATCAAGTATCACTTTGTATCTCACTTCGAGAAAATCGAAGCAACTCATTTTCCAATTGTAAGGATTAACCTCTTTAGAAAATGCCGGGTATGATCTGACCTGTAGTGACGTAAGCACCAAGAGCAGCAACGAAGCCAAGCATTGCAAAGCGTCCGTTGGTTTCTTCAGCGATATGCCACTGGTCGTGGCTGTGGTCATGTTCGCAGTCTTTGTTATGTGACATAAGTCTTGGGGGTGTTTCGTTTGCGTAAATGTTTTCGGGTGACATTATTTATTAAGTGATTTAGTTACTTTGTCTATTTTCTTTTTTCTCTTTTGAAGAGTGTATCCAATCTTTAGCATGTCTTGCCAAAGAGTTTTTTTTCCTTTAGAAGTTGACATCTGATCTTTCCAGTTTTGCGACAATATCTGCACGATAAGCTGGGTCATTTTCATAGCGAGGATCTCCCATAGCTGCTACTAATTCAGCTTGACTACGGAATGTATCTCCACCAGATTGAGCTGGTTTACCTTGGAGTGTTCTACCTTCATATCCATTAGCATTTTCATACTGTGCTTTTAAACCAGCAACTGCTAGTTCTATTGCTCCAGCATTACCTGTACTAATTAATTGATCAAAAGCATCTACTTTGTTTTGTGGTAAATTTTGTCCTGCCCAACTAACAATTTCGTTATATTGTTTTTCTCCACCTACAGAATTTTGTACTTGATTAACTTGTGCGTCAGTCATCTCAACTTCAGCAGCTTGTGAAGCTGGAGCATTTTTAAGTGACTGTAAATATGCAGAGACTAATTCTGTACTACTCATAGATGAAAACTTTTCTATAGTTTCATCAGATAAGGTATTATCATTAGCATAAAATTCTTCTGATGCTGTAGATATAAGTTCTAAGTGAGGGTTAGATTCTTTCTCCTCAGTTACTTCTTCGGTTTCTTGTTGCCCTTCTTGTAACCCATCGTCTGCTCCTAATTTTTTTTGTAATTCAATGTAAGCACTTTCAAGTTCTTCGGCATTTTTGTACTTACCAGCTAGTAAACCTTCTTGTTCAGCTACTAACTTTTCACCAACTTCTAAAGAGTCTTGTTCATCTGCCGTTAAAACTTCAGACTCAGGTGTTGTATTTACAGTTAATGTTTCTGCCATAATTTATTCTTCGGGTGGTAATTGGTCAACGGCTGGCTCTTCCATTCCACCTTCCATGATCTGTGGATTTTTAGTTGGGTCCATTAATGGAGTACCAGCTAATTGTCCAGCTTGATCTAATAGAGATTGTTGTTGTGCCATCTGTTGCTGTTGTTGCATCTCTTGGTCTAGTTGTTCTTGAGTCTTAATTAAATTCAAAACATCTATTCCTTGTGATGCTGCTAATCTTTTTATTGCTTCTAATGGTTGTACATATTTCATTAAAGCTTCAGGACCTAATGTCTGTGCAATAGTTCCTATAAATTGAGTCAAGCTTTCTCTGTCCTGACCTCTACCTAGAGCATTAATACCAGCTACAATTGTAGGTCGCACTATATCTTTAGGTAGTTTTGGTATTTGATTACTTCTTTGTAAAACTAATAAAGTTCTGTTTAGATACGGTATTAATAGCTCTATAGTTAACAAGCTAAAGATTCCGCCAAGCTGTTGCTCTAGCTCTAACTGTGTAAGTCTGACTTCTTCTGCTGTTACTCTTTCTGCTTGTCTAACATTCATTACTAGAAAAGCTTCAAGTAATCTTTTCTCAATAGTCTGAGACATATTAGCTGCTGTAGAAAAATCAGCTGTCTTCCCTACCTGAACTACTTGTACATCTTCAGCCCGTCCTTGGACGATTGCACCGTTACCGGCTTTAGCTATTGTTGCTGGTTTAGTTGTACTTGATGGTGATACCAAAAAGATAACTTTCGCAGCTGCTGCACTGCCCTCGACAAGTGCTTGTGATAATCCTTCTAAGGTTTTTAAATCTCCTAGAAATTCTTCTACTCTTCCTCTTCCATAGTCTTCACCATCTACTGTATTAAAACGCAAGACCAACCAAGGACTAGCATTCTTTGGTGCTGTACTACGACTCCCGGGAAGTATTTTATCTGATACTTCTTGGTGCCATTGCCATCTACCATCTACTAATTTGACATAAGTAAATACTTCTATGTCATCCTTTTCAGAATTTTTAGTTTCATCTACAACACTGTTAGGTTTAGGTTCTGGAATATCAAAGTCTAATACCTTTCTACTTATTAATTCTTTAGTGACTATCTCTAAAACGTTACCATTACCATCTCGGTTAACGACATACCTTGAAAGGGGATATGTTTTTAGACCGTCTTTACCCATAAAAATTAGGGAATTGCCACTAACAATTAAATGTTTAAGTGCTTGATGAATAGTCACCCTGTCACTTGATGCAGCAATATAATCCATTATCATCTTCTCAATCTTTGAGAAAGATAAATCGAGTTCTCCTTTTATTTGTGGGTTATTAAATTCTTCGCCTAATTTATCTTCTTTAACTTGGAGTTTGAAGAAGCTAGTCTGTGGAGGTAAGACAGCTAACATAAGTTTTGCTGCCAAAGTCACAGTACATTTAGCTCCGACTGATTGCCAAGGTACCTTTAAGGATTCGTGGTTTGGTTTAGACGATGTATCGTCTTGTATAAGGTAAGGCAACGTGAGTTCTGAACATTCAATTGCTTTGTCTAAAAATTGTCTTCTAGCTCCTGCCAATTGATTGTATCTCTCACGCGCTAACTTCATTTATTAAGTCCTCCAGCTGGACCTTTTTGTCCAGTATTTACTTTTGGTGCAAGAGGTACTCTTAGTTGTGATGTACCTTTTGCATATTCACCTTTAGCTTTTTGACTCTTTGCCCTTCTAACTTGTGGGTTGACTCCTACTTCCTTATCGCCTACTGCTTCTGGAGCTGGTGTAGGTAATGGAGCTGGTGGAGCGGGAGGTGGTACGGGAGCTGGTGGTAAAGGTGCTGGTGCTGGTGGGGGTGCTGGTGCACCTGCTGATATGCACATTAGATTTCTTCCTCCATAATGGATTTGATATATTCAATTACGCTGGCTTGTCCAGCTCGGTACATTATTGTTTGTACATCTTCTTTTGGATGAATAGGTTTCCATCCAAAGTTTTCCTCTAAATCTTTTAGTAACTTATCGAGTCTCTCGTTATGTAACTTAAGAGTATTGAGGGAGATTGTTGTTTGCATGTTCAAAGAAAGCTGGCATACGGGCAGCTTTAGTGGAATTAAATTCTGGTGCTTTACCTTCATACATAAGTCGATCACTAGCATCGAGCCAAAATTTTTTGCTCAAATATTGATCGTCATGTATCTGATTTAACGGTTGCATTATCCAGTTAATTGTTGCCTTCCTTAGCTTGTCTAAAGAAGGACTTGGTTTTAGACCTAGCTCTGCACATACCAAACTATTTGTTGCTACATGTATTTGCTCGTCTCTTGATATATCTGCACTGACAGTTCTTAGTCCAGCATCACCATTAAACCTAAAGAAAGGAAGTATTACAAAAAAGATTGCTCTTTCTATAACTAATGCTTTCAATATTGTGTGATCTGGATGAGCTATCCATGCATCTCTTAAACGTATTGCTTCGGCTTCGGCTTTATCATCTACGCCTAGAGCGTTAGCGATATATCCGAGAGCTAAATCATGGTTGTCTTCATCTTTTATGTTTGATTCCAAAAGTTTTCTACTTTTCTCTGGAATCTCAGAGAGTGAATCAGATACAAACGCGCCAACTGGACATTCCATGTTGCGTACAGCGAGAGCACGGTACACCGTTTCTTCTGCTCCATATTTAACTCTTCCTTTAGTAGTTTGGACCGGTGTCCATTTCCTTTTTCTATTTAATAATTTTTCGTAGGGGTTCATTGTTGACAGTCGCAATTAATCTCTTCGGGTTTATTGCTCATTAAATCTGCCAAGTAAGCGTCAACTTCGGACTGCTCTAATGCTGCGTAAGCATCAGATTTATCTTGAGTGTCGCCCATTACTTGTAAAGAATAATAGAGCGAAGTCTGTGGACTTATAAGCCACTCTTCGATAAATGCTTCATCGTAAGTCACCATATCACTCCAAGAATTGAAGCTATAGCCATGAAGCAAACCAGTTCTCGATAGCATTGTCATTATTTCGTCAGCTACCTTTTTATAATTCTCCCATCCAACTTCAGATGCGATTTCTACGTTGCCATATTCAACTCTTTCTACCCCAAATTCACCGGAATCCCTGTCAACTGTACGTGATATAGGAGGTGCGATCTCAGGAGTTGCTGTAAAGCCATGGAGATCTCTACTTCTATATGAACAACTTGCAGTAGGAGCTATGGCAAATGCTCTCTGCATATTGTGTTCTTTTGCAATGTTAGCTGCTTCAAGTACGCCCAGATAAAGTTCGCGAGCAGCTAATCCTGCGTAACCCTCGTAGCTTCTGCCCTCATTAACGGCTTCCAAAGCTTCGCCGAACTGGGCGTAAGTTATCATGTTATTTGCCAAGAAGTTGGCTAGACCTAAGAGTCCGAATCCAACTTGCCTGTCGATATCTGGTGAAAGATATTCTCCAGATTCTTCAATCCCTGTCCTACCATGGAGCTGGCACAAATCGGACATACCTTCACGCATACCTTTGCGTATGTCGCCGATACGACAGGCAGACATATTGAGGTGCTGTAAGAGACACGTTCCTCGTGAGGGCAAATAAACTTCAAGACAGACGTTGCTGTAGATTCTGTTTCCTTCATTGTCATATTTTATTTTGTTGAGCCAGATGTCTCCCCTAGCAATTCCTCGTATAATTGCTTCCTTTGTTTCATCTTCTGTATCAGCCCACTGCTCTCTGGTAAGGTCAACACATCGTTTGACCCATGGGAGTTCTTCTCTTTTTGCGAGCACGAAGTCAATAATATCGGGGTGATTAATATCGAGGTGCAAAACGCAGGCACCGTTACGGTACGTACCACCTCTCCTAAGTATTTCATTTAATGTTGAGTAGAATTTTGCGAATGAGACGGGTCCTGACGCAACGAGAGTATCAGGTCCCTTATTTGTTGTTGTTCCTGCTGGTCTAAGCTTCGACAGGTGGACTGCGACTCCCGCTCCAAAGCGAAGAGCATGGCTAACAAAACGCCAGCTTGCTTCGATTCCATTTGGTCCTTCCATTGAGTCTTCAACGTTGAAGATCGTGCATGATACGGGTAGACGTGATGTTGGATTATCAATCCATTGCTGAACTCTTCCGGTTCTAGCTATGATGTTTGGTTCGGTATTCAATTTCGTTCTGTAAATAGTGGACTGCTTTTTTTAAATCTTCTATGTGGTTATCTTTATATCCGGCTCTGCATGTATATTTAATTACGTTTCCGAGATGGAATCCGAGTCCTTGGTCTCTAATAAAATCCCAAACATCAATGGAACCTCGTCTGTAGTACGAGGGTCCGTGGTCGCTGGTGGTTTCGGCCATTTTTCTATAAGATTTTTTACACAATTTGATAAAACAAATGCTTGCTCTTGAAGAGCGAGAAGCACTGTTACTAAGTCTTCTTTTCTGGTTTCAGGTTTGGCACACATTAACTCCATTTGTCTCAGCTTGAGATCTTGCTCCATCGTCAATTTTGTAATCGGGAGAGGGGGTCCAGAGTATTGGTTCTTTTTTCTCATGGTCGTAGTCATCAGTAGTTAATATTCGTGCGAGTCTTGCGTTTACTAACGCATCCTCTTCAGTCATTTCCTTTTCTTCAAAGGTTTCAACGACTGCTTTCCATGTGTATCCTTTTTCTTCAAAGATTTTCTCAGCTTTTTTTATTCCTATCCCGGGAACTCCTGCGTAACCGTCAGTGTTATCTCCGGCAAGTGTTTGGATTAGATGCCATCGAGCACCCTCTTCTGGTGTGATGTTTACTTTTTCTTTAAAGTCATATAAATCTCCGGGGATTTGTCGCATGTCCTTATCAGGAGAGACAATTATGTTCCCGGGAAACTTAGTTGCATAGATACCCATAGTATCGTCAGCTTCTAAAGTATCTTTAATAATTACTTTGTATTTAATTTTTAAAGCATTTATGACCCTTTTGAATCCACAGGGCTTTTTTCTCTGTCGATGACCCTTGTATTCCGGTAAAATTTTTTTCCTAAAATTATCGGGGCTTGTAAAAAAGAGAATAATATCGTCAAATGAGCCAAATTCGTCTTTAATTCTTTGTAATTCTCTTTCAACACAATTTAGTGCATCAGTAAAATTAGAAGTAACGACTATTAAATCTTCGCCAAAATCAATCTCAGTTTCGGTTGCGGCACAACATTTGTAGACAATGTAGTCGCAATCAATTAATAATTTCATATTTTAATGTACTTCTGCCCAATTTTTTCCAGTTTTTGCATCTGCTGCTATCGGACATCGTAAGTTGTAGTATTCTCCAGCCATTTTTGCTGCTAATTCAAGAAGAAACATTAAATTTGTTGCATCTTCTTGTGGTGTTTCGTACTGTAATTCGTCATGTACAAACGCTAGTTGATGAGTGTGGGGATTATGTATAGCTTCATTTGCTATTACCATCCATCGTTTAGCAATAACTCCAGCACTGCATTGAAGAAGATAATTTAATCCTTTGTGTGGGCTATCGACCAAGACTCTTCGTCCGTCAATTGCCAACAGCCACCCATTAGTAGCTTTATTTGAAACCGCTGCCAATAAGTCGGAGAGTCCATCGATTGCAGATACGAAAGCTTTTCGGATCTCGGATCCTTTTTTTCTTGCTTCCTTGGGTTGTAAAGAGTTATCATAACTCGTTCCTATTTTTTCATTTCCGGCACCGTACAAAAATGCGTAAGTTACAGTCTTGACTTGCCTTCTTGTGATTCCTATTTTGTCAGCATTAACTTGATGTATATCATCGTTAAGTAGTATGTCGGCATATCGACCTCCGTCATACCGTCCTAAA